ATTACTTCTGCCATGTCACCATTAACGGCGCACCTTCAGCACCAGTAATCTCTTGCTTGCTAGTCTCTGCCCATCTCATCTGAGCCTTAGTCCACCAGATCAATGCAGTCGTATCGCCGCCCTGAGCCTTGTTAAATAACGTCTTGGCTATCTGTGCACTTGCTTTAGCCTTACCTACGTCTAGCTCTGTACGGTAATGCTTTCTCAGCGTCTTATCGTCTATACCGATTAACGCTCCTATCTGTTCATGTGGCAGTCCTAGACCAGCCGATGTTTCGACTAATCTCTTGTTTTCTGCGCTAGGAATATGCTCATTCATTTTATGTAGGGGAAATGTTAATCATTCGTTAATAACTCGGCTTTCTTTCCGGTGAAATCTTCCCACCGCTTTACTATAACATCGCAGTATTTAGGGTCTAATTCCATTAGCCTTGCTTGCCTTCCTAATTTCTCACAAGCAATCATTGTACTGCCTGAGCCACCAAAGAAGTCCATAACAATTGAATTTGCATTTGATGATATTAACAATTGATTTTCAATCATTGAAATTGGCTTCATTGTTGGGTGTAAACCAGATTCTCTATTAAATTCTAAACATTTTGAATAATTAACATTTTTTAAAGCATTGTTCCAAATGGCAGATTTTCTAAAAAATAACAAATATTCAACATCTGGACGATGCTGCCCACCTAATGGAATTGCATTAGGCTTCTTCCAAAACAAAATATTAAAGTTATATCCAGCATCAACAGCCCATTTAAGATAATCTGGGACTAAATCTTTATTACAAAAAATATAACAATTAAGTTTATTTTTATCAAAAACTGTTGGCAATGTGTTTAAAAATGCAACTGGGTCAAAATCGCATAAATGTTTAATAGCTTCGCCAAGTTTTGCCGCGGCTCTGCCTATTGGTTGATTGCTTCCACCTTCGGCTTCCATTCTATAAGGAGGATCAGTAAACACCATATCGGCTTTCTGCCCATCCATTAGCTTCTCTACAGCATCAATACTCGTACTATCGCCACACATTAGCCGATGATTGCCAAGTTGATAAATATCACCTAGCTTAGTTTTAGGCTCCTCTGGTACGTCAGGAACCGCATCTTCATCCGTTAAGCCTTCTACCTGCTCTGGCTCCAGTAATGCAGCTAACTCGTCCTGATTAAAACCCAATATATCTAGCGCAAAACCATCCTTTAATAGCTCATCTAACTCAATAGTTAGCAAAGTATTATCCCAATCAGCATTTAACGCTAGTTTATTGTCTGCAATAACTAACGCTTTACGCTGAGTATCGGTTAAATGATCTAGCTCTATCGTAGGAACCTCATCCATCTTTAGCTTACGTGCAGCCATTAACCTACCATGACCAGCAATGATGCTATTAGTTCCGTCTATTAATATGGGATTAGTCCAGCCGAACTCTTTAATGCTGGCTGATATTTGCGCTACCTGCTCGTCTGAGTGCTTGCGGCTATTGTTGACGTAAGGAATTAAATCCTCAACTTTGCGATACTTAACATTTAACTGCATTGCATTACCTTTCAGGTGTCATGCGTAAAATACTTCGTACATATCCGGTCTGTTAGTCTTTATCCACTCTCTTGGTTCTTCATGGCACTTAGCAAAGTCGTTTCCAACCGTCTGCGATCCTGCATGATGAACGTATCCACGACTAACAAAGTGAAAATACCCTGCTTTGCTTAAGTCATGACATATTATATTGTCTGAATACCAATTAGTGCTAGGGAATTGTGCTACATTCCATGCCTCTTTACTTATAGCTGCGAAAATAGGAGCAATCACATCAGCCATCTTAATGTGTAACTCGCTCTCCCACTTTAACGCTGAAAATACGTCATCTTCTTCAGCTACTCGTATATTCTGTGCTGGTAGTACGTAATCTGATCTTGCACCTAAGAATCCAACCTTAAATGACTTGCCAACGTACTTATAATCAGCTTGCATCTTCTCAATAGTATCGGGAGTCAATACTACGTCATCGTTAGCAATGATTAGTGAATCGTAATGCCCTGTGTTAAAGGCATAAGAGACAATTGCGTTATACGCATCTCCGAAATTGGTAGCAGTATTTGGTCTGAAGATGACTCTATCGTTGCCAAGTCTCTTTCTAACTTCTCCCCACAACTCCAGACTATTTGCACTAATGTAAACTGGCAAGTCTCTTGCATATTGAGTAATGCTCTCCAATAGAACGTGGATGCTTGGGCTACCGACTGTAGCTATTACGATTGCTTGCAAGTTATCTCCATAAATAAAGTTGGTACTCGCTGCGTCTGTGACCGGTACTGATCTCCGGCTTGCAGTCTTGATGCTTGTCAAGTGCATCGCTACCGATAACTGCTACAGCATTCGCGCATCAGTCTGCGCATTCACAGCATCCGCTTTCCCAACACGGCTGAGAACTAGCGCAAAGCATCAACCGGCGAACCGATCTGTATCTTCACTTGTAACTAATTCTCATGCGTCTTGGAGCTTGGTGTGCAGACCGTCCAAGCATCGGTGTGGTTCGGGCTATTACGCCCCAAATGCTGCACTCATTACCAACACGGCTGAGGACTGGCGTTTCTGTCGAGCCTACTTATCCGTATTCTTTCAACGGTGAGCTGATAGCAGTATCTATCCAATCCTCATGCGTGTTAGCACTTTGTTAAAATGACTTTCATTGAATCTACTGCTCGTGGAGTACGCATAATCTCATCAGCATCAATACCTTTATCCATCATTTCCTGACCTAATGCTGACATCCTAAATTCCATCGACGTTAGGTTAAATCGACCTTCCCAACCTAGATACCAATGCCACTCGGTATAGTACAACCAGCTATTCTCGTTAAACGCTCTAACGTGTGTCGGGTCTTGCCATGCACCTAAACTAAGCTCATAAGGTACGCTAATGTGGAACTCGCCACCAACTTCCAGCAAGTCCTTACAGTTAGTCATTGCTTGAATTAAATCCGGTATATGCTCTAAAACGTCATTTGCGACGATTTTTTTAAACATTCCCTTTTCTATCGTTACCTTGCCAAATCTAGGGCTGTCTATAACCTGACCAAACTCAACCTTAGATATATCTACCCACCAGTCAGGATTAACTCTAAGCAATATGTCAGCATTAAAGTACGAATCTTTCCAGTCCTTACCAGAGCCTAAATTAAGAATCTTCGGAATATTCGTCGTCGTCATTGGAATATTCCAATTTAGCCATCTTTAACATTGTCTTTTGCTTGTCAGTCATTGGCTTAGTTATTGGGCCACCAACTAGCCATGCTGAACAGGTACGATCAGCAGCGCACTTGAATTCGAACAACTCACAGTAGCCTAGTTCCGCACTATCCACGACCTCGTTAGCATACGTCTCATCATCCGATTCTTCACCCTGAATACCATCAACAATACACTTCATCATTTCAGGAGTCTGAATAAATGCAGAGCAGTTGCCACAATGCATCGTCTGAGCATTCTTTTCGCTAGTGTTCCATTCCTTAGCGCGAATCTGCCAGAAATCCTCTGGTGACTCAGGATTAGCAGGACCATAGCCTACATTCTTAAATGCCCAATCACGATTCTTGAGATTTAGCGGTATGTCTGAACAGACTTTAGGACAAGTTTTCATTTCTTTTTATTCCTAGCAGAAATAGCAGCAGCCTTTTTCTTAGCATCTGCCTTTGAATTAGCTCCCCATGCTTGAAGGCTTAGAAGCAGCCTAGTAGGTTCACCATTAGGTTTGCGCTCAGGACCAGCCATATTACCCATCCTAGCCAAAAAAGACGCTCTACGTGGATTATCGCCACTTTTAACAGGAGCCTTTAGGTCTGAGCCGGGATTAGCAGCTTCATAGGACTTACGACCTTTCTCGTTAAGTCCACCTTTAGGATTCTTGCCTGCCTTCTTTGTCCAAGCCGCACTCATTTCTTTACCTTCTTTGCTGTCTTAGCAGCTTGCTTAAAGTCAGCCCTAGTTGGCGCACCCTTAGTGCCCGGCTTTTTCATATTTTCTCCGCTACCTTCAGCAATGCGCTTACGTTTAGCGTGAATTGCAGAATAGAGTCCTGTTTTCATTTCTTAGCCTTGTTCTTAGCTGTACGTTGACCACGCTTAGGTAATGACTTGCCAGCTTCACTAAGAGCGATTGCTACGGCTTGTTTCTGAGACTTAACTACAGCACCGCCTTTACCTGAGTGCAATGTACCTTCCTTGTACTCACCCATGACTTTAGCGACCTTCTTAGCTGCTTTCGATTTCTTCATCATCTAGCATTTCCCTAACTTGTTTAAGTAACTCATGCTCAGTAACTTCATACTGACGCTCAAAGGCTTTACGTCCCATTCCGTGATAACCGGTATTCCCTCTGTGATGTTCGGGACAAAGCGGTAACGTATCGTAATGCGAACTCCTTACTCCCATTCCCAAACCCAAACCTCGGACGTGGTGAATCTCAGAAGGAGTCCCTGCATACCCTAGCCTATAGCAAATTATACAACCTAAATCAGCTACTCTAGACAGGTATTTCTTCTGATCTTTGGTCAATTTGACGCTTTCTCCATAACGATTTAACTGATGATATTGTCTCTGCATGATTGCACTCAGGACATACATCTACAGCATCTTCAAATACATATCCGCAACGTACTCTTAGCACTTCGTCACGTTCACCAATCCAGTTGCAATTATCACAATAAACTTTATCCATATTATTACCTTTATTTAACGTAAATTTCATTTAGGTTTGCTACTATTTTGGTACGGAGGCTGCTATGTACGGCATATCTATCGACGGACAAGATTTCTGGTTTGAGGCTGAAGAAGTCGAGCTCATGCAAATGGATGATGACGGCATAGTCTGGAAATACGATAACGAAGCATGTGTCTGGATGTACTTTGATGAAGATGCAGACGAATGGCTGTTATACGATGAAAACAATTTCGATCCGTTTACAAAGTCGCTCTTTCAACAGCACGATTCGACGCTTCCATCGACCGCCAGCAATCAACACGAGCCTGAGCAGCAACAAGCATCCAACGTAATCTCTCTGCCTCAGCAACGGCTTCTCTAAGCCCTTCTACGCACGTCTTATAATCATCCGTAGTATATGCATCAGCTTCTTTTTCAACTACCGTATTCTTTAAACTACGCAGAATTCCTTGGGATTTAACTGTTTTACGGTATTCCGTTAAGTAAACTACCTGAGCCTTGGCTAGTGCATAAGCCTCAGAGTTTTTAATCATAAAATTTATTGCTTCATTCGGATCGATAGTCATCTGTTAGTTTCCATAATAGTAATTTAGCATCGTCAACACTTGTAACTACGTGTACCTGACCTTTCCAGAGTTTGTGCCAATTAACTTGATCTGGAGTAAGTACCTTTTTATCACCATCCTTGATTTCAAGCAACAAGTTTTTACCTTTAAACCCAACAACAATATCAGGACAACCTTTTCCTACAGCGTGAAGATGCTGAACCGTAGCACCTAAGTCTCTAAGTGCTTTAACTACTTGAACTTGGCAATTATCCACACGCTTATAAACCATTATTCTTGTCCTTTAGCTTTCGCTCTACTGCTGCTGCATATAAAACCCAGTCAGCACTTAGACAACCCCATTCTTCTGCAAGTTTCATATGTTCATTGTCAGTAAGCCCTACCCATTTGCGCTGTGGTGGGTAAGTATAAAGTCGCGTGTTTTGTTTTAATTTCTTACCCGCTTCAGTCCAGACAATATCGTTATTCTCACTGTCGTAAACTACCCACGCGACTGGCTCCTCTGGGTCTACTAGCCTATCAATAGCGCCGAGAATAGAGTTACTAAGTGCCTTACGAATAAGAGAAAGTGTGTCGTCAATCATCTCGTCGTAAACGCCGGGGTCAGTTTTTTTGATGACTTCCAAAGTCATCTTTGCATCTTCTAACGCTTCAGTGTCCGCCATAACCGCCGAATATATCTGGTCAATGTCTGATCTTACTTCTGGCTTGTTCTTATCCATTGTTTCTCCCCATTATTTGCCCTCTTGCCCATACTGCGCCACTAAAAAACGATTCATCAAATACATGATTTTTAGCTTCGTTGCGTATTTCCTCATCCGTTAGCCCTTGCCATTCACGCTGTGGTGGGGCGGTGTAGAGTGGTCGCGTGTATGTTTTCGTTTGGTATGCACTGAAATCTCGCGAAAAGTCGGTAATTAGACCACTAACTGTCCACGCCACCGGCTCCGGTTCAGGTTCGCTTAGTTTGGCGCGGAGTGGTTGACGCACATCAGTAAAATCATTGAACGTGTCAAATTTATCAAGTAGCTTAAGAACGTGTTCAGCTTCTTCGCGTGTAAGTGTTATGGTCATGGTTGCCTCACAGATCAGGGTCAATCCAAAATCCTGAGCCAAAGATTAGCGGGATCGGATCATAGTCATCGCCCTCGGCTTCCATTAACTGCTTTTGCAGCGTGAGGCACTGAGAGTGAAGGAACATTACCTTGGCATATAACTCTTGACCGTCTTCCATCAAGCGGTTGTGCTCTTTCTTTAACTCGTTGATTTCTTTTGGTGTCATTGTGTGGTTTCCTCATCATTAAATTTCATGTCAGCGGGGTGCGGTACATCATCATGCACAATTACTCCGTTTTCTAAAGGTAAAAACTTGCCGCAAACTACACAGTAATATCCATCAGCTTCTTCGCGTGTAAGAGTAATCATGCTTGCCCACTTGCTCGGATAGTTTTTGCTAGGTTCTGTCTCCAAGGTTCTTCAAACTGCCGTACATATTCATCCTCAATAAACTTCGCACACGCTTCGCGCTCTGCTGCTGCGATTAACTTGGCAAAGCGTTCAAGTTGAGACTGATAAGGCTCTTGACAAACAACCCAAACGTCAGCCTCCCGCGCCATGCGGATAATGTCATCTCTATTCATAGCCATATTCCATCTTCTCCTCTTGATCCTTTAGACCATTGTTCCCTGCAATCTTTTTCTAGCAACTGAGCCGTTCTATCTCCGCGCTTTATGCGGACAATAGACAGATATTCAATGGCTTTATTCCTATCCTCAGTACGCCACTTTAAGATTTGGCGAACTTCACACCTATGACGATGCTGCTCGCTGTTATCAGGCACGAAACGCTCCACGATTATCAAAGTCTATGGGCTGACCACCTTGAGTCTCAATAAACTGTTGAGAATTATGTTCAAAGTACATCCCATAAAATTCCTCAGCCTCACCGTTCCTCTGCTTTTGGCACATTAGAAACATATCTGGCTGCTTTTCGTCATAGTCCTCATTGTTCCTACGAGCGTTCTCCTTCTTCTTGTTACGCCAGACTAAGAACACGTTATCCACCTGATCTGCAATGCTTCCAGAACCCTTTAAATCGGTCTTAGAAGGCTGAATTTCTTCGGACTGCAACTTGCGTATGTGGTGGACTAAATGGATATGTACGTGATGGTCTCTAGCCAATGCACATAACTCGTCAACAAATGACTTTTGCTCGTTTAATGAGTCCTCTGCGACCACACACTTCATTAATGAGTCAATGAAGATATGTTT